ACCAACAGGTAGAACATATCATACACCTGATGGATCTTATCCTTCCATCACTACTATCTTAGGTAAGACAGCTAACAATGTTTGGTTACAAAAATGGAAAGAAAAAGTTGGAGAAGAAGAAGCTGCCCGTGTTTCTAAAGAAGCAACGGACAGAGGAACAGCAGTACATGAGTTTGCTGAACAGCACTTTAATGGAGAAGCTATACATTCAGCACTTTCACAAGCGCCAAGGGATGTAATACAGATGACAAAAGACTTGATACGTATAGGCGAATCAGGTGTCGACGAAGTTTGGGGGCAAGAACAAGTGCTCTGGAGTAAAAAATATCGTTATGCAGGTAGAACTGATATGGTAGGAATTTGGAAAGGAAAACCTACTATTATTGATTTTAAAACCTCAAAAAAGAAAAAATATGAATCTCAGATAAAAGTTTATTTTATTCAATGCTGTGCTTATGCAGTTGCGCACAATGAAATGTATGGTACAGGGATTAGAGATATTGCAGTGCTTATCACCGTTCATGATGGAGAGCCACAAATATTTGAAAAATCAGCTGTGCCTTATCTCCCTCTACTAAAGAATAGGAGATTAGAGTTTGATAAATTGGTTACTTGACATGATTGATCATATAAAGTTCAAATGGAAATTGAGAAAGCTTACTACTCATGATCCTTTTATATATAATTTACCTTCTGAGAGCAATGATGAGAAGAATAAAAACAAACCTTAAAAGATTTTTTGAAAGTAAACCTTTGACTGACAAGGAAAAATCTTTTATACTTAGTGCATTAAATAATCAACAAAAATACCCACAATTACATCCAAATATTTGGAAAGTAGTATGTGATATAGAATCGAGATATAAGAATGAGCAAATATCCAGGAGTGAAAAGAACACCGTCAGGAAAAATTAATTATAGAGGAACAACATTCGACGGGTTCAATAAACCAAGACGATCAAACCGTACAGGAAAAAAAGGCATGGTGTTGGCAAAAAAAGGCGATAACATTAAACTCATACACTTTGGAGACTCTTCGATGGGGCATAACTATTCTCCAGAAGCACGAAAAAGTTTTAAAGCAAGACATGCCAAGAACATCGCCAAAGGAAATATGTCGGCAGCTTACTGGGCTGATAAAGTCTATTGGGCAGGACCTGGAGGATCTAAGAAGTCGCCTCCAAAAAGTCAAAAACACAAAAAAGGTGTATAATGAAACAAGAACTAAAGTTTGAATTAGTAAAGCCTTTTCCAAACCAGTTAATGATTCCCCCTCAATCATCTAAAAAACTTATACCACATTGGTTTAAAAAAATGGGTCCGTACTCTACAGGCGGTGAAAAAGATGAGTTTGGGAAAAAACTAGAAACAGTAAAAAAGTGTATCCCATTCTTAGATGCTATGGGAGCTGGTTATACCTTATTAACTCATATAGATATGCAGATAACTCTTAACGAGCAAAATGAAGTTAAACTCATATATTTAGATGATAAACATAAAGAAGATACCTTATATTTTAATCCAATTGAGACCCACCCAAAACCACAAGTAAAAGGCTCTCCTTTTGAGGATTTTAAAATACTAAAATATATATCCCCTTGGAGAATAAAAACACCTCCTGGCTATTCATTGCTATTTGTTCCCCCAATGAATCAATTTGAACTTAGCTATATACCTATTTGTGGATGGGTTGATTCAGATATTTATGAGGGTGTCGTAAATTTTCCATTTATAATGCCCGCTCTAACTATTGGAACTCAGATCAACATACCTGCAGGAAGCCCTTTTGTTCAAATAATTCCTGTTAAAAGAGAAGAGTGGACAGCTGATATAAATTTATTAACTGGACAACAAGAACAAAAACATAATGCTCAAAGAGCAAAAATGATGGTTTCACCAGAAACTAGAGAAGATTTTTACCGAAACAATACTTGGGAGAAGAAAAAATATACATAAATGATGAAATAGTCTTTTTACTATCAGGAGAGGTTAAAAGACAAAAGGAAACAGTAGAATTAATTGCTAGTGAAAATTTTGCTAGTCAGGCAGTAATGGACTTATGTGGTAGTGTTTTTACTAATAAATATGCTGAAGGATACCCACATAAACGGTATTATAATGGTTGTAAATATATGGATGAGATTGAGCAACTTGCAATAGATAAGGTGTGTCAACTTTATGACTGTGATTATGCAAATGTACAACCACATAGCGGTGTTAACGCAAACACTGCTGTTTATCAAGCATTTTTAAAACCTGGTGATACCCTAATGGGTATGGATTTAGCAAGTGGTGGACACTTATCACACGGTGCTCCTCCTACACTCAGTGGTAAATTTTACAATGCAGTGACTTATGGTGTTAATGATCGTGGTTTTCTTGACTACGATAAAATAGAAGGTATTGCGAAACTTACTATGCCTAAGTTAATTGTTGCAGGTGCTAGTGCATATCCAAGGCAGATAGACTGGAGCGCATTTAGACAAATTGCTGACAGTGTGGGTGCAATACTGTTAGTTGATATGGCACACTACAGTGGACTTGTTGCTGGTAATGTATATGATAGTCCCTTTGGTTATGCAGACGTAGTAACTAGTACTACACATAAAACACTGCGTGGACCTAGAGGTGGTATGATACTATGGGATGATCCTAAATGGACAAAACGTATTAATAGTGCAATATTTCCAGGCACACAAGGTGGGCCATTAATGAATATTGTAGCTGCAAAAGCACAGTGCTTTACTGAAGCATTACTTCCTAGTTTTGAGGTATACGCACATCAAGTTGTAAAAAATGCCAAAGCAATGTGTGATGTATTCGAGTCGCATGGTTTTCCTGTACAAACAGGTGGCACAGATAGTCATATTATATTAATGGATTTAAGTAAAAGTAAACACAGTGGTAGACAAGCTGCTGATTTGCTTGAAGAACATGGCATTACTGTTAATAAAAATGGTATACCAAATGATCCACGTAATTTTATAGAAACATCAGGTATAAGAATTGGTACTGCAGCTGAAACCACTAGAGGGCTAGTAGAGAAAGATTTTAAGAAAATAGCTAAAAAAATATGTGCTATATTAGGAGAGTAATATGAATATTGAAAAATTAAGAGAAGAGATTGCATATGACGAAGGTTCAGTTAATAAAATATACCTCGACCATCTCGGGTTGCCTACTTTTGGTATTGGTCATTTGGTTATTGATAGTGATCCAGAATATGGACAAGAGGTTGGAACACCTGTCTCAGAAGATAGAGTCGCAGAGGCATTTGATAAAGATGTTGAAATCGTCATCGACGACTGCGAAAAATTATACCCCGACTTTGATGAACTCCCAGAAGAAGTTCAGAGAATAATTGCAAACATGATGTTTAACATGGGACGTCCAAGACTTTCAAAGTTTAAAGGCATGAAACGTGGAGTAGATAACCGTGATTGGAATGCAGCCGCAGATGAAATGGTTGATTCAAACTGGTACCGTCAGGTAACTAAACGTGCAGACCGACTTGTAGCAAGAATGAGAGCTGTTCAAATTGATGATTAAGGCTTATGCTTCATTATCAAAGTAATATACTTATCACAGGTATAAATGGAACTTTAGGTAAAACTTTTAAACAACATTATCAAAAGTCTCATAACATAATGGGAACTTCACGTTCAATTTTAGATTTTAATAATGGCTCTAATATTGATAAATTTGTTTCTTTACTTCCTGAGGATGTAAAGTTTGAATCAGTTATATTATGTGCAGCAACTTATTCTTTTCCCAGTGATTATAACTGGACTTGGGGTAAAAATGCTGGCTCCCCTTGGAGACAAAAAAACATCTCTAAAAGACCTGATATAAGAAGAGAAGAGTTGAATGATGTTTTTGATCCTAACTTATATGATTTTTTTATAAATAATTATCGTGTTAATGTTGTATCTCAATTTAGATTCTTATTTCAACTTTATCCTAAAATAACTGATAAAATAGTAATAATTGGCTCTACTGCAGGTCTTATGAACCACTCACACGAGTCTTTTACTTTTGAACATTTTCAATATAAACTTCAAAAATCTAGTTTGATGATCGGTGCTAAGTGTCTTGCAAAGTTTTTTCCAAATCTCAAAATAATTATCTTGTGTCCTGGCAACTACAAGAGTAATATGAATATTAATGGAACTGATAATATTTACGAAAATGTTTCATTAATGTGTAATCTTATAGATAATTTTAAGATTAAAAACTCTGGAAAGATTTTTAATTTTAATGGAGACGAACTTGGTTAAATTATATGTTATAATTTTTATTGTAGGTATTTTAAGTATGACTGGTTATGCAGCTAAATCTTACTATACAAGCACGCAGAACACAATTAAAACACTACGAGAAAATAATACGAAATTAGAGTTTGCAGTTGATACTGCTGAAGCTAGTACAAAAGCTCTGCAACAAGATATTGCAAAATCAGCTGCATTAAACAAAAAATTACAACAAGACCTTCAAAAAGCTGAATCTTATGGTGATGAACTTAGGTCTAAAT